TCCGGACATCTATGCCGTGGAAACACAGGTATCGAGTGAGGTCCGGGAATGGTGTCTGGCCCACGGAGACGACGCGCGGATGCGGATTGCATTATGCGGGTACGCGGGCGAAGGCCATGAAGTGCTTGAATTGCATGGATGGACATGTGTCCCCTGGAAGACTGGTGGGGGTTATGGTCTGATATCCAACAAAGCCGGAATCGAGAACGCGAAGCGTGAACGGATATGGTTTTCGCCGCATTGTTTGTCTTCGCATTCGGTATGGTTCCATAGCCGGTTAGTCCAGACACGAAATTTGGAATGACAAGCCCCGACCCTTTAGGGTCGGGGTTACGGACCACGTTTCAGTTAACTTCTTAGTTTCGCTTAAAAAAGACCCGAACCTACTTTGCTTTGCTTCTTTTGGCCCTTGTGGGGCCAAAAGCACTTGACACGCACCAGAACCCAAAAAAAATGGATGAGACGATCTGAGACAATCTGGGGCGCTTTCTTGCGAGAACGAACAATGTTGGGGGCAATCGAGATTTGGAATCGACATAGAGGGGTACCGGTCTTCTGTGATACCCCCTATATATAATCATACTATACCAGTCTTATCTATGATAGGTATAGTATGATTATATATAGCCGCCCCCCTCCCTTTTGTGCCCCAAATGTCGATTCGCCTTAGATTCCAAATGGCCCCCACTTTTGGTTAGACTTAGGGGCATGAAAAGAAGGCCCCAAAAATCTATTGAGCGTCTAGTCCGAGATCATGCCGACCTTGCCCACTGGGTTGTTCGGCGATGCTTTCCGCAAGTCCGGCCCCGCACTGCTGAATGGGATGAGTACCACGCCTGTGCCCTTGAAGGCATTTTCCAAGCAGCAACGAAATTTGACCCGTCGAAGGGAGCAGCCTTCACCACCTTTGCCGTTTGTTGTGCCAGCCGTTTTATCCTGACTTGGCTCCGCAAAGAATCTCGTCGGGGCATATCGCAAGTCAGCGTGAAAAAAGTACGCGAAACAAAACTCACTGTAACCTCAATTGCCGATTCCTCTCTTGCAGCTTGTGACACGGCCCCGCTTGATGCTGTTGAGGAGATTGCAGCGATCCAACGCAAGGTTGCTGCAATGGGTTCTCCTTTTGTCGAGGTCATGCAACATGAGTTTTGGGGCCCTCGATTCTCGCGCCCAGAACTCCTCCGACTAGCGAAGGAATACGGTTACGATTCCGTGCAGGAGCTGGTCACGCAAACCGTGCAACAAGCACGCGAAGTATTATGTGATAAGGAAACATAACATGGAAAATGAAAATCCTGAGCCAGCCCAAGAACCAAAGCCGAAACGAAAAAAAACGGGCGGACGAAAGCCTATCCTCGAAGAGCTTGAACTGGCCGCTTGCCTTGGAAGGTATAAGGGTAATCTCTCAGCCTGTGCCGCTCACTTTGGCGTCACCCGAACCGCAGTGAGCCGATTCCTCAACAATCATCCCGAATTGCAAGAGCTGCAACGAGATGTCAAAGAGGGGCTGCTCGACAATGCTGAATCCGCTCTCGCCGAGGCTGTGGAGGCTCGTGAGGCGTGGGCGATTTGTTTCACGCTGAAGACGCAAGGCAAGTCGAGAGGATATATCGAGCGTCAAGAGATCGAGAACGTCGAACGAGTGTCGATGGTCGTAACTGAGGAGATCGTCGATGGCAGTCAGTCGGGCAACAACCCAGATGACAATCCGCCTGACTCGTCCGCAGTATGAGTTTCGTAACGCTCCTCACATCTTTCGGGGGTTCGTTGGTGGAGTGGGATCAGGCAAATCGTGGGTCGGTGCATACGACCTAATCCGCCGAGCAAAAAAGAATCGGCTCTACATGGTGCTTGCCCCAACCTACACCCTTCTCGAAGACTCTTCACTTCGATCTTTTCGATCAATCGCCGAGCAACTTGGCGTCTTTGATTCACGGCCCCGCGCATTCAAGATGTCCCCCCGCCCTTATTGTCGATTGCACACTGGAGCGGAGTTTATTTTCCGGTCGGCGGATGAACCGGATCGATTGCGGGGGCCTAACCTTTCGGGTGTTTGGCACGACGAAGCGAGTTTGTGCGAAGAGGCTGCATTCGAGATGGCGATTGCTCGTTTGCGTGAAGGTGGAGACATGGGTTTTTACACTGCAACATTCACCCCACGAGGCAAAAAACACTGGACCTACAAGGTCTTTGTTGAGAACCGAGACGCCGACACGATCTTGATTTCAGCGACGACGAGAAGCAACACGTTTAACGACCCGCGATATGTCGAAATGGTGGGCAAAAAATACTCGTCGAGAATGCGAGCCCAAGAACTTGAAGGGATATTCCTCGACCCCCCCGGAAACATCTTTCAGCGTGATTGGTTTCGGTTGGTCGATGCAGCACCGGTTTCCGGTCAACGCTTGCGTTATTGGGATAAATCGGCGACCGAGGACGGAGGGTGTTACACGGCTGGCGTGCTGATGTGCCGAGGAAGCGACGGGTATTTCTATGTCGAGGATGTAATACGCAAACAGCTCTCGACCTACGCACGCGATCAGTTGATTTTGCAAACCGCCCAACTCGACAAAGCGAAATACGGCTATGTCCCACAGTGGTTCGAGCAAGAGCCGGGTAGTGCGGGTGTTGATGCTTGCCACGCCACCGCCCGATTGCTCACTGGCTTTACAGTTCATTTTGACAAAGTAACTGGTTCCAAAGAAAACCGTGCGATGCCCTTCGAGGCACAAGCTGAAGCAAGGAACATTATCCTCTTGAACCGTTCTTGGACAGGCCCCTACCTCGACGAGCTTTGCGAGTTTCCGAACGGGAAGTACAAGGATCAAGTAGACGCCAGTGCTGGTGCATTTACGCAGCTTGCAGCAATGCACAATTCTTCGGCTTCCGATTTGATTACGATACCAGACCAACAAATAGAAATACCATCGTTAGATGAAAGGATATTCGGATGAGCCTTTTCTCACGAATCAGACAGATCGCAACCCGACTGATGCGAGGGCAGGTCGGGACAACCAATCCCACACGAGACCTGATCGACCGCGACGCCGAATTGCCTTGGTTGAACGAACAACTCCGGGTCTATGCCTCGCAGATTCGATTGCGTGGAGTCAATTACGACAACTACACAGCCGAAACGGTCGAGATGAGAATGGCTTATCGCAAGGCTCTTGCTGAGCCGACTGTGAAGGCAGCCCTTCTCGGTAAAATCTATTCTGTGATGGCGTTGCAGGTTCAGTGTGTTCCCAAAGATAAAACGAATCCATTAGAGCATGAGATCGCGGATTTTTGCAAACACCTTCTCACCAACACGGTTGGCGGAACGCCGGGGGTGATTTGGTCGATTCTCTCAGGTGGTCTGATTGACGGATTTTCGCTTTGCGAGCCCGTCCCGATTCGCTACCAGACGGGTAAATACAAGGACAAAATCGGCCTCAAGAAACTCAAAGCGAAAGACACTCGACTGATTCAATTCGAGGTCGATTCTTATAAAAACATCACGGCTGTTATCAACCAAGTCGCAAACGTCGGCATCCGTCTCGACCCAGATGATTTCGTTATTTTCCAGCACATCCAGTTATTTGAATCGCCTCAAGGTTTGTCGGACCTTCGAGCAAGTTACAGAGCTATCGAGATGATCGTTCATGTGCTCAAATTGCGGATGATCTTTCTCGACAAATACACCGGCCCCTTTATCCATGCGAAGGTCGGAGATGCAGCAGCACGGACTCGCCTCGCCAATGAGCTGAAAAACATTCGGGCACAAGGTGGGATGGTAACCCCTCCCGACACCGATGTGGCACTTTTGAATCTGGCGACGAGCGGGACAGCTGACTTTCAGGCAGCAATCGACGATCTCCGTAAAGAGGTTGCCATTGGAATTTCGGGGGCTTTTCTCCACATGCTCACCGGTGGAGGAGCCGAGCACAGGGGCAATTCGGAGGTGCAGCAAAGTACCGTCGATTTGTTCACATGGGCCTTGTCGGTGCAAGTGGGCACGGTGTTGGAATCGCAACTTCTTCCCGACTTCGTGCGGTACAACTACGGCACCAATGTTGATGTGCCCCAATGCACGTTAGAGGCCCCGAACGCTGAGTATGTGCTGAGCGAACTCAAGATCGATAAAGCCCTCGACGAGTTAGGTTTCCCGCTCAAAATCAGCGAACTTGCCGAAAGGACGGGTCGCACCCCCGCCCGAAGCCCAGAAGAAGCAGTGCGGGGAGCGATAGCGACCCCGCAAAAAGCACCCCAAAACAATCCTCAACCGATTCCACCACAGCAAAAATAAGGCACTCAAAAGCCAGCAGGAGAATAATACTACATGGGGGCTCAAACACCTATTCCCGTACCACCTGCACCGACGGCCAGCACAAAGGCCCTCGTCGAAATTTTCTCGGCGGGCCAAGTGCTGCCTTCGGGTAAAGTGGCCGACCTGCCATTTCTTGAAAAGGTCGTGGCAAATTGGCACCAATACCAAGCCAAGCGAACTGACGGAGTGCGCCCCGCACCCGCTTACTTAATCCCCGCAGCGTCAATAACTCTCGGTCACGAAGAGTTATCATCGATTGCCAAAAAATACGCGGAACGAACTGACCTTCCTGCTTTGGGTTGGCCGGCGGATGTCCAGATCGTAGGCTCAAAACTCTGTTGCCGCTTCAAAAATGTGCCAGTGCCATTGGTCCAATGGATCGAAGCAAAACTCTACACGGAAATCAGTGCCGAGTTCTACGAGGATCACGATGGGCTAGGGCCTGTCCTTCGGCGTGTGAGTGTCCTCGGTGCTGAGATTCCCAAGTGCAAAGACCTTGCTCCTATCCCTCAATTCTTTTTTGATGAGACGGAAGAGCAAGAGCAGAACATCCTCGCCTTTGCGGAAAAAACAATCAAACAATCAAAAACCAATCAGACCTTGATCGGTGTTGGTAACTACGTTCTCAAATTCTCGGAGAAGTCTCTTATGGATCGCAATCAGTTAATCGCCGCCCTCAAAGATGCAGGCGTGGATGTCTCGTTCATCAACGATGCCACCGCTAACGAGTTACTCGCTTCGATGCTGCAAGCACTGCAAAAGAAAGCCCCTGCACCCAACACCGAGCCCCCAAAGGGCGACGACATGCCACCTGCAATGAACATCGAAGAGGAAGTGAAGAAGCAAGTGGCAGCCAACACCGAGCGAATTCGCAAAGAAGTCGCAGCCGAAATGGAGAAGTCGAAAGCCTTCCACGATGCCGAACTCAAGCGTCTGCAAGACGAACGAGCACGGCAAGAGATTGCTGCTTTCTGCGAGAAATACAAGGATCGCATTTACCCCTACGAGCTCGATCCCAAAGTCGGAGTCACTCTACAAGATCGCCTCTTTGCGATGTCCGATCAAAAGGTTCTCAAGTTCAGCGAAGGGGGTAAAGAGATTGCACTTTCCCCTCGTGAGGCAGAAATGTTGGCAATCTCAAAACGTCCGCCAGTGATGAAAAACCGCGAAATTCTCCCCGACCAACACCAAGGGGTTGGGGCTGTCACTCCCGAACGTCGTCGAGAATTACTCTCGCACACGGCAGAAGGTCGAAAGGTCCTTGCACGCGAAAAAGCAGGCTAACCAAACGAATCAACAAACGAATGGCCAGATGGATGATTGCCCTTAACCAACAAATAAACAGAGGAACAAATGACTGACGCAACACAGGTTTACACAGGCGAGGGAATTGTCCCCGTCTACAGCGAGGGAGTACTCGAAGACGCTGTCTCCCTCGCACCGTCGAAATACTATCCCAAGGGGACGGTGCTGGGGCAGGTGCTTGGCAACGGCACAGCCGTCAATGAACGGCAGACCGTTACCATTACTGGCACGCCAACGGGTGGCAGTTTTACTATCACCTATGACGGTTACACTACGGCTCCGATTGCATACAACGCAACGGCTGCCGCAGTACAAGCAGCACTTGCAGCCCTTCCGCCAATCGGGGCTGGCAACGTGACTTGCGCAGGTGGACCATTACCCGGAGCAGCAGTCACAATTGACTTTGTCGGCTCTTGTGCCGGAATGGATCACCCCTTGATGGCCGTTGCGGGAACCTTCACGGGCGGATCGAGCCCAGCGATTGCGATCGCAGAGACAATCAAAGGGGTTCCATCGGGGTCTTACTTTGACGCTTACGACAACAGTGCCACCGGTGCGTTGGCTGGGCTCGCAACCGCAAAGTGCATCCTCCGTTACGACATTCGCACGGATGCCTACGGCCGCTGCTACCTCGGTCGCCAAGTGAGTGGCGATACCAACGCCTACAAGAGCCGAACGGCCCCTGCTTTTTTTGCGGGGACGTTCCGAACTGCCGACATGCCATCGAGTGGTGCGGGGGCAATCGATTCGGCAGGGGTAACCGATCTCGGCCGGATTATCTCCGGGTCGGTGTCGGCTCTTACGGACAGCAAAACCATCCTGCGAATCGGCTAATCCCCTTCGCTCGCCCCTTGTGTTTATCAATCAGACAGGCAACAGAATAAAGAGGTATTTTTCATGGCTGATTATTTACAGTTCCAGACTTCGGCGGAACTCAAATCTATTGAGCAAAGTCTTGTTGCCGAATTAGAGGCACAAGACATCTTGCTTGAAATGTTCCCGACGACCGTTCACAACGCTGCAAAGGTGATGTGGGAACAAGAAGACAATTATACAGGCATGACCAACGTTCGGGGGTTGAACGGGCAACCCGGACGGGTGCGGAGGACGGGCTCCAAACGCTACGAAATGGAGCCCGGCTACTATGCCGATGAAACCGAGATCGATGAATACGAAATCGCTCTCCGTCGAGATATGGGGTCGCTCGGTGAACCGATCAACCTTGAGACAATCGTCTCGCGCCGCCAACTGCATTTGCTCGTGCGTGAGGTGGATCGCAAACGATATATGGTCGCTCAGTTGCTCTGTTACGGTCTCTTCACGAGTACCGATAAATTTGGCAACGTGATTCACACTGACGCTTACCCGTTGCGCCAATATAGCGTGGGTACGCCGTGGAGTAACAAAGCGACATCAACCCCACTTGCTGACACTCGTGCGGCGGTAACGGCTGCTCGGGTAGGTCAATCGTCTCGGTTCGACCAGACCGCAACCATGCTGGTGAATTCCAACACGATGAACAATCTGTTAGGTAATTACAACCCCAACGACCTCGGCGGAAAGCGCCAGGAGATGGGTGCGACCTTCAACACAATCGAAGAGATCAATCGCCTGATGATGGCTGCTGACCTCCCGAAGATCGTTCCCTACGACAAGGCTTACAGCCTCGACGACGGTGCGACCTACACCCGATTTATTCCTGATGGGATTGCAGTGATTATTGGGGCTCGACAGAGCGGGGCCCCAGTTGGTGAAATCCAAATGGTGCGTAACGCTGCTAACCCAAATGCCGAACCCGGCACCCACACGATTGTCTCGGATTCTCTCAACAGCATGAATCCAGTACCTCGGAAGCTCCTCATCAATCACGGCTTTTCGGGGGGTATTGCAATCTACTATCCCGGCTCGGTTGTGACTATGTCCGTCTAACAACGCATAAACACAAATTGATTTGTGCTGCCCATAAACACAAAAAACATTGTGGGGCCAAAAGCCCCACACAACACAAACAGGACACAAGAAATGGCAAAACAATATCGAGTGCTGAAAGAAGTCCTTCACAAAAGCTGGAAGGTCGGCGATATCATCGGGCCCGACAAACTCGAAGGTCACGATATCGATTGGATGCTAACCTCATCGAAGTGCATTGAGGAGGTTGCACCTGTCCAAGTCTTTCAAGCTGTGGCTAATGGCGCTGGCACTGCAGGCGAAGGTGGTGGCCCAGAGGGTGCGGGCAATACTCCGACTGAGACTCCTTCAACTCCTCCGGCCCCGCCTGCCAAGCCGACGACACCGACGACAGCCCCGAAGAAGTAAGCCCCCGCAGCCCACCCTAAACACGATTGAGACCCTATGCCAAGTTTCCTGACTGACGCCGAACTAAAAGCGAGCCTTGCTGCGACGCTCAAGGTAGACTCATCGAGTTTGGCACCCTATTGGGATACGCTCATCACTGAGTGCAATCAGGCAGCCTATCTCGATGTTCGGGGTGGCATCATTCAACGCGGTTTTACCTCGACTCAGGCCGACTCTTGGGATCGAGGCAAAGAGTTTCAGCGTGACATCGGGCTCTATTGGCTGTTGGTCAAAGGGGCGGGGCTGCACGAATACGACCAGAAATTCGTGCAGCTGTTGGATCGTCGCAACGAGCTAAAATCGGTGTTGATCGAGGTCGCAGGCGGAGCTAACCAGACCCCTGCGGGTGATCCTTCAACTTCGATCTTCACTCCGTTCTCGACAGACAATGATGCTTGGACCTTGGAGACTCCGCTCTAATGGCCACCACATCAGAAACTCTGGCAGGGCTGATCCGCGATAAGATCGTTGCGGTCGGCGATTTTTCGGGCTGGTTGGTTGCCCTCCGTCGCAAAGAAGAAGCCTTAGCGATTGCCAGATTCCCAGCGATTTTGATTGTCTCGATGGAACCCGAAGAGTTGACGATCGACACCGACAATCGTTCCGAGATCGGGTATGGGTACGGGATCATCCTGGCCTACAAAGACGAAGTCGGGCTGGCGACCGATGCCAACAAGCTACCCGACTGGCTTCGCACCGCCCAGCAAGCGATCTACTCGACGGGTTATCCTGGCTTCATTGTCGAGGATGTGCAGGTTCGCCCCTCGTCGGGGCTTGACCTGAAAGGTCTCCGGGAAAACTGCCTTGTGAGTGATTTTTTCTTTCAACTCTCCGTGATGGAGGACAGATACACATGACCGGCAAGAATATCAAAATCCGCGTGGGGGCCAACACGCTCCGCGTCTACGAAGCAACTGTCGAAGACGTTGTAGGCGAGATCGACGAAACGGATGGCGAGAGTGGTGGCTACGGCGATTGCGACGATTCTGGCGTTCGTCAGTGTGATGTCACGCTCAAGATAAATTGGAGAGCTGCCGATGGGGCTCCACCGAAAGCTGGCGATCTTCTCGCTAATGTGCTCATCGCATGGGATGGTAACACGGTCGCTCCCGTTGTCAACAAAAGGCACTTGTTCAACTATTTGAAAGTCTTGCGTGTTACCCCAACCGGTAGCACGAGGGGAAAAAACGAGATCACGGTCGTCGCCAAGTCGAGCGGCGCGTTCAAAGCCCCCGGCGAAGCGTGAGATTGATTTGAGATTGTGCGGGTCTCAAAATCCGCACGCTCAGACAAAACACAGAGAGTGGAGCAGTGGCAGCTCGGCGGTCTCATGATCCGCAGGTCGCAGGTTCGAATCCTGCCTCTCTGTTTTTGGCCCGATAATCAAAGGACAAATCAATATGGGTGTTTCTGCGTCAGCTGCTGGTTTGGCTCGTAAATTCACATTTGAGGGTGTCGAGTACGAACTAAAACCCCTGACTTTCGGCATGATGGCTCGCCTTGCTACTTGGCTCGAAGATCGTGCGAGAGCCGCCATCTATCGGGCTCAGGCAGCTGGTGTTTCGGCACAATTCGTGAAAATGATGCAAGCTGCCCTTGTTGAGGGGATTGCTGCGGGACGATATGAAGCCGGCGGGGCGGTTTTCCGAGATGCTGCGTCCAGTGGTGCGTTTAACCGTTATGTCCTCCAACTGATGCTTGAACCACACCCCCAATCAGAAGAATTGAGTTACCGGATTCAGGCCGACCCGCAAAAATCAGAAGAAGCTCAACTCCTCTGCGAAGAGATAAACTCCGACCCTTTAGCGATCCGGCTCAGGATGATTCCGACGACGGAGTGAATCATCCTGAGCCAGTGCAAAATATCTATCGGGTGTTGTGCAACGAGCCATTCTGTTATCGACCTTGGGAAGTCGATAGACTCACACCCTTTCAAGCGTGTGGGATCATCCTGTGCAAAAAAGATAAAAAAGGAATGGTTGTCTTGGACCCACCTTTGACCGAAGAAGAAGGACTACAAATTGCCGACGCAACCGAGGTGGATTGGCTGCGGGAGAAGTGGAGACTTAGAGGGTTAAGTGGCTGGGCGTTGGAGTGCGTTGTGCGAGACGAACTTGAAAACGCAGATCAGACCAAAAAAGAAGAACGCAAGCACAAACTGGTGAAAAAAGATGGCGAGCAAAACACCGAAACCCGATAAGCCAGAAAACGAAAGTCCATTCGCGAAACAAGTTCTCAGAGAGTCTTTCACAGATGCTCTCGAAAAAGCGGGGCGAAATTCAAAAAGTGGAATTTTGGGAGGAATGTTTGCTGCTTCCGACAAAGGGGCAGGAACGGCTGGCATCTTGGCTGGTGGTGCAATCGGAGCGTTGACGAGTGCAATCGGACGTCTAACATCGGTTCTGGACCCTGTTCTCGGATCAGCAAAAAAAGGATTCGAGTCTGGCATGGGTAGAGGGATGGGGCTAGAAACTCTCGAAAAATCATTTTCCATGTTGGGCGTAGTCGTGGGGATGCAATTCGCCCCAGCTCTGACATTTGCTGCCGGGGCAACAATGGCATTCGCAAAAAAATTAAGTGAAACAACATTGTCGATGGAAAAAATTCGTGATGGCTTTAATTCATTCATGGATAAAGGAGGGTTTTTGCTCAGCCCGCCATTGGAATTGCTGAGACAGGGAGCAAAGCCGATTGCCAAAAATATCCTCGGAGATGACTGGGCGAAAGATATTAAAGAAAATATGAAGATTGCTCAAAAATCTTTTGAGCTAGGTTTAAGAAAACAAAGTCCTACAAGTTACTCAGATTTGTCATCTGTGCGAGAGCAGATAGCAATGTCGGCTGCTGTTGACCCAATGGAAAGGGAAACTCAGAAAATTATACAAGATATGTTACCTCAATACCAACAACAAATGGACAGATTGCTTTCCTTGATCGAGGGCAAGTGAACTACCGAACAGCAGCCAATTCGGTCGATTCGTTTCTCAACTTGTGCCTGTGATTGTGTTTTGGCAGGCTTTGAGCCTGCCACACCCAAATCAAGTCACCTCACCCCCTGCCGAAGAATAATACTACAGGGGGATAGAGATGACGCTCGCAGTGAAATGGTCAGAACTTGGGCCGGACCCAAAAGGGGCTTCGACCCTTTACTCGATGACTACAAACGCAAAGCAGGGGTCAGGCCGCAGTCGTCAGATTGTGGTGGCATACAGCGACCTCGAAGCTGCGCTTAAACAGAGTGTCGGCTACTCCACGCTTGAGATGGTGAGTGGGACGAAATATCGACTAAAACGCGAACTGCCCGAACTGTGGCCTATCACAAGTATGGCTCAGGTATACGCCTGTGACTCTTGTGAGTTGCTTCAATTAAATAAATGGGCCGGCAGAAAGGATTTTAACACAACCACAAAGATTTTTGGAGCCCTTGACAAAACCGTTGGCGATGCCGACGGCAACACAAAGCAAAAGCTCAACCAGTTCACCAAAGCCAATCTGAAGCTCAATTACAAGTTAGTTGACTACAAGATTTTGACCGATGATGAGGTTGCAGCTGGGCCTTTAGGTGTGACAGACGAATCAGTTCGCTTCGTCTCTTTCAAAGAAACAAATCAGGCCCGATATTTTTCCGTTCCGGGAAATACTTTTTATGTTATCGCAGGCGGAACTCCTACTGTCCTGCCCTATCCCGTTGGAATGATCGAAAGCAAAGGGACGCTCCATCTCACATGGCATCAAGTCGCTTATGATGCCGTGCCCAGACAAACGATAATGAACTCTCTTGTCGGCAAGGTCAATAAAGCCCCTTTTGTTTGGAACGGAAAGACCTATGCTGCGGGAACTCTTTTGTGCATGGCTCCACAGTACACAACTTACATGCAACCCAATGGCGTTCTTGGATGCGACGTTGAATTTATCCTCGAAGTATTCAACAAAGAACACAATAGGATTGCATACCGAAAAAACGCAACCTCAGACATTGATTATTATTGGATCACAACAGACCAATCAATAACAACTCCCCCGACTTATGGTTCCCTTCCGCTAAACAAATTCCTGTTCGGTGAAGCAGATTTCAAAGAGCTTTTTAACGTCCAAAATCCGTGAGCGTGAGGTAACCTATGTATCCCGGTGAAGTCCCGCATTTTCGAGGTTACCCCTCGTCCGACAGTTTGAACCTTTTGGCCCGTCTGGTTGCCGAGGGCGTAATTCGGGCCGAACCGCCTTTGTTCAGCGAATACACTCCGGCTGGGCTATTGATTCGCTTGCAGACGGGCGAAGGTTTTTTTGGGATCAAGGTCGAGGACTACACGGGCACGCCCAGCTACCCAGATATTGCGACGATCCAAACGCAGTACATGACCCTGACTCAACCGGCAGCAGGGCGGGTGCTGCTGGTGCCACAAGATGCCGGAGCTGCGATTCCGGGCATCATCAACCTCTCAGCACAGCATTTCGGCAGCGGGAAAAAGTCAGCCGACAATATCTGGTCAAAGGGTATCTACTACGTTGGTCCTCTCGACAAGCCGGGTTGGACGGGAACCTTACCCGATGGAATAACCCCTGTTGAAGGCGGGTTGGTTCTCGCACCTCTTTCAGGAGCTTCTGGGTCAGGAGCTTCTGGCAGTGGGGGCTCGACACCGAGTGGGTCAACTCCGACAAATTGGAACACAACCAACGCAGTCACTCGGCAAATCGAGGTGGTGGAAAACGTCTGTCCAATCTTCGAGACCGTTTCGGGATCGGCTACGCCTCGGATGATCGGAATCACGGTCCAGAAAAAACTCGTTACTGTCCTCGTTCCGGCTTCCGATTTACCCGGCAGTTCTTTTTGCAACACGAACCCTTCTGGGTGCTGTCCGACGGGTTCGGGGTCTGGTGGCTCCGGAAGCGGGTCGGGCTCTGGCGGAAGTGGCTCAGGCTCGGGGTCTGGCGGATGCTGCGATCCAGACCTCCCGACGCTGACAGCTACGTTCACGGGGGGGCTATCTGCTCTGGGGACGGTGACGCTGACTCGGACCGGATCGCCGGTGTATTCGGCATTCTCGCCAGCGTGTGGGGGACGTCACATCACTCTCGATTGCGATACCGTGGCCATGCAGTATCGGCTCATGGTGACAGGAGCATCGCCGGCTGCGATGGAAATAGCTACGTTCAGTTGCTCGCCGTTCTATGCCCGATTTGATTTCGCAACCGGCGGCCCACCGCCATGTGCGGCAGCAGCAACGGCAATAATTACAGCGTGAGATATGAGACCATGTCATGATCTGCACCCGAACCCATCTGAGACGGCGGCCTCGTGTCGTCTGTGCTATCTGTATCTGCACGACGCGAGCTATCGGGCATTGTGGGATAGTGAGCAGCCAATCACAACGGCCCAGCGAGTGACCTCATGTCGTCACCTCGGGGAACCCCTCCTCGGCATCGAGCGTGACCGCCTCGGGCTCGATCATGCTCGCGACTGGAAGCATTGCTTGCATCCCACACAACCGCTTGGGCCTGTCGTGTGTGCGTGTGCTGGCTGTGGATCGAATTGCTCTGGGTTCTCGGTTGATGCAAGTCTTTTTAGCGGCCCAGAATTGCTCCCCGGACTAAGCGACCCACTTGAAGCTCCCACCGATGCCAACGGGTATCTCCACGCTCTAAAGCAACTTGCTTTTGCGGATATGCCCATACCTGACACAACAGCAGGCGAGGGCATTATCACGGTGGGAGGCGGTATCTATTGGCCGATGATTGTTGTTTCCGTGCGAATGCTGAGAGAGTCCGGTTGCACGTTGCCCGTTGAGGTGTGGCACCGATCCTCGGAGAACGTGCGACCCGAAGACGTGGCGGGGCTCGGCGTGACCCTTATCAACGCCGACGAGGTGGGTAAAGTTCCGCCGAAAGGTGGATGGGAGTGCAAACTCCATGCTCTAACACACACACGATTCAGGCGAGTCCTTTTTCTCGACGCTGACGCTTATTGCGTTGCCGATCCGACAGAAATCATTCAACAAGGTGGGTTCACGTTTTGGCAAGACTTGCCCTACACATGGACTGCCGTGAATTGGGAGAAAGTCGGTTTTGATGGCCAGCACATTCCACCAGTGCAGGGCGGGCAAATTGTGATGGATCGAGCAGACCCGCGAGTCTGGAAACTCATCGTGCTGGCTCATTGGATGTGTCGTCACAGTGAGTGGTATTTCCAATGCGGATATGGCGACCAAGACACGTGGAGAATTGCTCTAGCACTGACCAAATTTCCATTCTCAAATCTCGGTGAGGCTTCTTGGGATCGCAAAGCCTTTATCTGTCAACACAGAGGATCCCCGCTTATTGTCCACCGGTGTCAGGGGAAACTCGGTTCTGTTTCGCAAATCCCGCACGGGCAGACCTCGTGGAATTCTCCACAGCCTGGACTCCCGAAAGAAGATCGTGTGTTCCATCATCTCGCCCAAGTGTTAGCACGCGAGAACGATCCCAAGTCGGTATTTGGCGCAATCTACGATAAGGGTCTCTGGGGAGATCGTTCGGGGCCGGGCTCAAGCCACGAAGAGGCTCGCCCCTTTGTCGAAATCCTTCAGGGGTTAATTACGGTTGGGGGGTGGCGTACTATTGTCGATGCCGGTTGTGGTGATGGACGTGTTGCTGCGATGATCCAATCCGACCTGCACCGTTACACTGGCGTTGATATTGTTGAGAGTGTCATTCAGAAAAATCAAATCGAGCAACCGACAAAAGGGTGGCTTGTCGGCGATATAACCAAGCCTGAAAATCTCCCCCCCGCCGATGTCCTAATTTGTCGAGACGTGTTGCATCACTGGCCGACCGAGTTGATTCGGGAATGGCTCACTGAAGTGATGCGACTTGCACAAAAAGAAAAAAAATGGCTTTGGCTCGTGTTGTGCCAAGATCGAGAGCAGCATACGAGCGACTGCCACCTCGGGGGGTATCGAGGGCTCGACCCGCTTCAATCTCCTCTCAAGGAATTTGGGCCTTTTTCACGGATCGATTATCTCCACAAATCGATATTGGTTAGACGGCTATGAGCCGTCGAATAATTCTTCTAAACCTACCCGCTGAAACGTCCCCCACCTCTGTTAGACTCAAGAATAAAGTCACTTGGAGCCTCCTTCAATGCGACGATTCTTTGACAGGGATTTCTTGTTTACCTGCTGCCTCGTTCTGCCTCTTGTTCTCGGCGCCTGTCTTGCACAAGGTTGCCCCGCACAGGGGGCAACCTTCAACCCACGCACACCTTACACAGATTCGTCGTTTGAGGGTGGCCGGGCGCACGCTGGCGAAGTGTTGGATTGTGACCTGCCCGAATCCGAGCATATGAAAAACATCGGCTCTCTGATCGACGGGGCTGGCATGTGCGTGATGACCTCCATTGAGATGGCTGCACGATTCCTGAATATGGATGTCCGTTGGCGGGGATTGCGAGATTTTTGCGCCCGAGAACAGGGCGGTGGATACCCCGAGAAGGTCGTCAAACAACTGGCTGCTTACGCGAAATCAAAAGGGCTCCCTGACCCGACCAACCAATACCTGCAATATGAAGGCCCTGATCCTTGGCCCATCGTCGAGGCAGCCCTCCGATCCGGGAGGATGGCGTGCATCACCTACGGCACGAGCCCTCGCTACAACCAAGGATCGATAGCACACATGGTTTGCTGTGTGAAGGCGGGGTCGGGGCAGTACGCGGTCGTGTTGGACAACAACTTCCCAGGCGAGAAAAATTACGAGTGGATGCCCAACGCGGAACTGAAACGCCGGATCAACTATCCCCGTCGTGTGGGATGGGTGTTTGTGTGGCTCGCACCGCCACCCCCCCCCTCGCCGAAGAATAATGTTATGGGGGCTATCGATGTCCGAAATCATTATCGGTGTTGCTCTGTTCCTTCTCGCCCTTTGCCTGATCGTGTTATGGGGGCAAGGCCGGTGGCACGACGTGAGGATACGGAGATTAGAAGCCCACAAATGGCCACCACCTGATGAAGCTGATTGGTGGAAACACAGATAAGGGGATTTCAATGCGTTCTTTTGTGTTGGTTGTTTTGCTCGTGTTCTTGGGTTCGCTTGAAGCGAACCCGCCTTGCTGGGGCCAAGCCCCCTTTGGGCCGGTCGGCCCTCCTATGGCTCCGTATTCGCCTGTTGCCTCGACTCCATCCTATTCGTGGGTTTGGTCTGATGGTGATCTCGTCCCTGCGGGTTGGATCGCTCTGCACGACGGGAGCCGCTACGTCGGTCGATTACAACCGGATACGGGGCTGTTTGTTTGGAGCAAGACTGGCAAGCAGGTTGATTTGGCAGCCCTTGTCGCTGAACATAATCCATCGCGTGGAGCAAGGCCAGCAGGGGCTTTACCGATTTCGCAGGGGCCAAAACCAGAACCCGGAGTGTGCGAACCTGACGATGCCCCTTGCGGTCGAGAAAATTGTAAACATTGCGGTGGCAAACCAAAACCAAAAAAAGAGGAATACCTTATCGCCCAAAAAGCCGAGTTTCCACCCGTCGATCAACCCAACCCACGCGACAAAATCCCGCAGGGTGGGGTGGTGGTGGAGAAGTTATCAAGCACCGAGAAATTCACTTGTCGAGGTAAGGAGTGTACACGAGCTGAGGCGATGGCTGCTCTCGACGCTGCGGGGTCTGTCCCTGACGACGCCAACGCTCTCAGACTCACCGTGATTGGGTCAGACTTTGCGAGAGCAAAGTTTCTGACCGACTGGAAACAATCGCCAGACTTGGCCTTCTGGCGTGATAAGTTCCTCGTGACCGAATATCTGCCAGACCATTGGAGAATTAAAGACGGTGGATTCAAGGCACCTGCCGATGCCCTCGAACCGGTCGTCTATCTGCAAAAGCCGGATGGGACGGTGTTGTACCGTCTCGATAATTGGAAGCCCGGAGAAGATGCGCCGTTGCTTGCAAAAGCACTGCGCGATAAAGTCCCCGGCTATGACCCTGCCAAAGACCCGACCCCAAAAGGGTCGGGTGACTCCAAAACCAAAATCCCACCCGAAGTGCTGTGGCTTGTCGCCATCGGGGCTCTGGTGGCTGTGGTGCTGTTGTGGAGGAAAGTGAATGCCTGATTTCCTACCCGAAAATTCCGGCCTGCCTTTACTGCTCCTCGTTGGGGCAATCGGGGTAGGGTTTGCGATCTGGAAAAAGGGTAATCTGAAAAATCTGGGGGAGGTGATCCAAAATCTCAGGTCTAACGACCTGCTTCGGCCTGCTCTGGCTATCGCAAGCCAACACCCAATGCTCCTATCGTTGGTCAAAAGTGCAACCTCACTTTCCGATCTGCGAGTTGTCGCAAAACTCCTCAAGGAGTTGATCGAGTGTTTAGAAAAACAACAACCTACCCCACAACTACCCGTTGCCCCACAACCCGAACCGACGCCCCCTGTTGACCCGAAGTGAGAACCGGAATGATCTCCACCCTCTTGTCGCTTCTTGTTTCCCTCGCTCCCAACCCGGTTGAGATCGAGGTCGCTACACTCTACGGAATCCGCTCACTGGATCAAGCTCAACTGCTTTACAAGATCGCCGAAAAGCAACTCGAAGACATCGAGTGGTATTGGGAACAATCAGGCGATCCTCGCTGGTTTCGCTTGTGGAGCAGTGCCAAATACAAGCGGCTCGTTTTCGGAGAGCTTCGTTATGCTCTTGATCGACAATGGGGGCTTACTTGGCAAGAGCATCACCTAAACCGATTGCAGACACTCCTTGCCGATACACCCTTACCCTCACCCTATGTAGGAGATTGATATGACGGCTATCGAATGGTTAGGTTTATTTGCGACAGTGCTGCCTGTGATAATCAAAGCAGCCCACGCCTACGGGTATGAGTTACCCCTATTGTCGGCTCTCTCTGATTGGATTGCAGCCCGAGAAACAACACAGAAGCCAACGGGTGTGTGATGAAAAAGGAATGGGTGATCGCTGGTGTTCTCGGCCTTGTCGCGTTTCTGTGGTTCAACCCGCAGCTGTTGCACATCAACCTGAAACCGTCGCCGGCTACCCCCTCTCCGACGCCTAATCCTGACGGAAAACAAGTTGGAGTGGTGCAAGCCCGACGCCTTGAAATCCTCGACGCAAACGGCAAGGTTGCCATAGTTTTCGACACAACAAACACCGGGTCGCCGATTGCCATCGTGAATGACGACGGCAGGGCCATAACAATCGACCTCGTCAAAATCGCCCGATACGCAAAATAAGGAGCTACTCATGGGAATCGCAGAACAAATCCGCAAGTGCATCGCAGCCGAGATCGGGGCTCAATCGACCTCGTTGCTTGACCCTTACATTGACCGAATTGTTGCAAGGGCAGTCGAGGTCATTACACCCGCCGTGACCGAAGCCGTGACAGCAACAATCCGCAAAGAAATCCAAGAAGAAATGGCAGCCATGTTCACAGAACAAGCAGCCTAACATCGGGTCGCATAAGCGACCCACAATCAAAAACACATCAAATCAGGGGAGGGTTGACATGGTCGCTTCTGTTAATCCTCCCCCTGACACTTCAGATCGAGAAGAGCGAGAAGAGCGAGTGGCCCGTCTGTCTCGCCTCGCAGAATCTCGACTTCCCCTCTTCTCTGACGATCCTCCCCCCGAACAAATCGCCAACGGGTTATTGCGACTACTCCGAGCTATGGCAAAAGGGGTGAGCTACGATCACTCCAAAAACAAGTGGCGTGTGCGAGCTTCTTTCGGCAAAGGCCGCAAAGCAGGAGTGACGCAAAAACGCCAGCATCTCGGTTGGTTTAGCAGTGAGGCCGAAGCGATTCGAGCTGCCCTAACCTGGTCTCCGCCGGTTGACGATTCCAGTTAGAGGTGGCGGCGGAAAGCCCCACCCCGTCAGGGTTGACCTGTCGGAGTACCGACAGGTCGCCGTAGCATGAGCAGGAAGACTACGGCGGCTACAACGAGCAGCCAGTCGTGAAGTCAAGGGCAGTAGGAATGGAACAGGGAATTTGGGCGATTTTGCGTCTTCCAGATTTTCAGGAACGGTTCATCGTGTCCAGAGTGTTTGACGGTGTGCATAACCGTCAAAACCGTCATCCCATTTGATCAGAAGCAAAAAGTGATCTTCTCCGAACCCGATCACTGTTCCTTCACGATAGGCTCCGGTTCGGGTGACCACGCGGTCACCAATTTTGAACGTGCTATCCATTTTGAGGCTCCTTGAGGCTCTTGGCCTCGGTTAGTTTGTTTTTGTCGCGTCACTTGCGACCACACCTATACTATAGACATATTCGTTCATAATGCAATAGGTGTATACGAAAAATTTCTCAAATTTCCCGAAATAGTTCTAGACCCCCGTGAAAACAAGGGGTTTTCGTGCGGTCTATTTTTCGGAATTCTTTCCTGTTTCGACCAATTCGAGCCCAAGAATTTGGAGAATGGGCCACAATTTGCCCGTCGATAGGCTCGATTTCCGCTGTCGGTATCGCACAATCGTGGGGATTGTGATGTCTCCACCGATCTCCCTGACCATCTGGCAGATCGCGTAGGAGGTCAGCTTAAGGCGATCCATTGCAGCGATGACCTGCTCGCGGATAGGATCGGCCTTCGGGTCGATAGATTCTTTCGTTCGCTTGCTCATTATTATAATCTCCGTTGGGATAGTATTAGTATGCACGGATAGGTATAGACGAGCAAGGGGGATTGTGGGGGGAGTGCGGGCCGCGGCCGCCGGGGGGATCGAATCGCTAGGTCGGCTAAATCAAAGGGTCTAAGGGAGGATTCACTTCATTCCAGACTACCCCGTGACAGCAGGAGTAGTCCTTTTTTTGTTCGATCATATCGGCGAGGGTCTCTCGCCGATCATGATCGGCAAAATAAGACAGATCGTCAAAATTATCCTTATCCCGAAGCCAAGCGACGGCTTCGGACCGGGAAGCGAAGTACCACCAGACCGCATGCCCAGTCATCGCTCGCAGGCGACTGAGCCGAAATCCGGGGGTAACTGCTCCCTCCGGGGTGGCGTATATTCCCATACGCACCAAAATGAGGCCATCTGGCCTGACTTCGTATTTTTGCGTGGGGTCGGCCACCCCCACGACAAACGGGTTCTTGTTTGGCATGATGAAATCTCCTTTGCGGGGCGGTGTCCCCGCGTGAATGCTTTGTCAACGGATAGCGCCGCAACGCCCGGCGCTGGGGCATTAATTCCCCCAGGGGGGCGGAAGGTCAGCAGCGGGGCCACGGTATCTAGGCTGCATGACATCGGCCGAGGCTGACTCGGTGTCAACCTCAATGTCACACCGCCTGATTGCGGCTTCGACCTCAGCGGGGATGACCGACCCGCCGAAATCGACCGTGACGACGTAGCCACGTTCGTCCGGAGAATCGTCGAGGCAGGCGATGGTGCTGGCACCATCCCCATGCCAGACCTCCCCCACCTTCATTTCTTCGATGCGCGCCCCAGCCTCAGGCGCGCGGAAGTGAAGAGCATCGACGAGCGGCTGGAGCGACTCCAGACGCTCCTCGTTTGTCATGACCCAGGTGTAACCTGGATCGGGGATGAGCTCCCACTCAGCAACGGCCTGATCGCCAAGCGCCTCGATCTCTGCCGCATCGCGGCAGAATTGGGATTCCCCAGCGAGGCGAGCGGTCGCCGGGAACATGAACCGCCATGCGGCGGAGATCAGCGGGTCGTCGGTGTGCGTGTCCGGGGAGGACACGACAAACTCGGCCAGCTTGCGGAGGGCGGCGCGCTCAACGCCGCCGAGTTTGGCGGGGCCTTCCCATCCAGGAGGGGGAGGGACGAAGGGGGAGGCGTCCAGGACGACCCTCGCGGCCCATCGGTGGATTGATTTTTCCGCCCACGGGTCTTGCATGAAGTGGGCGTGCAGCAGACGGGCACAGTGTGCCCCGGCGACCGCCCATCTTTTTGCTGTCCGCGCCTTGCGGCGCGGCGGAAGAACTGGATTAACGCGGCCGAAAAGCCGCCGAACAAACATATCAGCTGCGAAAATTCCGATCGATAACATGTTTTATCTCCTTGATGCGGGGCAATCCCGCGTAAATGCCGCCTTGTGACGGCCAGCGCCCGCACGTCGCGGCGCTGGGGCATTAACCCGCCACGCCTGGCGGGCCACTCTGCACATCTCATCCCCCGCCATCGCCGTGCGGGCGGGGGAAAGATCACTGGGTAACATCCCGGCGAGGCCGGGATGTCGAATGCCCGTTTAGGGCATTTTCACTCATTTTTTGGTTTTGATCAGGTACTTGGTACCCCCATCGACACCGATGACATCCCCGTTACGGATGTCACCATCGAGAATTGCCGAATCGATCCACTCCCGATGGCTTGGGGGTAGTTGGTCTCGGTGAATCCAAATCCCATGGGCGCACTGTCCGTTGAAGCGTTTGGCTTTCCAGTTCAGTTTCTTCTTTTTCATCTTTTTCTCTCCTATTCAAGTTTGTTTTGTCTGGGGGTCGTCGGTGATCACCTTGATCCACCCTGTTATTCGCCCCTCACACCCATATATTATCCCGGCGGGCTAAAAAGTCAACAAAAAATCTGATTTTTTTCAAAAAATTTTTCCCACCAGGCTCAGAGCTTGGTATCCTAACCCTATGGACACACAAACACACGCTGAGATTGCTGCACGTCTGCGGGCAGCAAGGGCACGTGCCCGATTATCGCAGGCTGCCGCCGGTCAGATGGCCGGCGGGCTATCGTATGTCACGATGTGCCGATTCGAGCGGGGGCAGCGGCTCCCATCGCTCGACACTCTGTACACGCTCGCCGAGGTGTACGGCGTGACGATATACGACCTGATCCCGCCGCGGAGGATGCGAGATGCTGTCGATGTAAGCCATTGACTGGCTTACTACGGGGGAAAAATTTGCAAAAAAAAAATTTGCAAAAAAAATTTTTTTTCCTCTTGCATTCCGTCCCGATTATGATATCATGATATCAGACACACGGGGAATTGGCCCCGTGGAAAAGGAGATGCAAAAATGAACATCTACAAAATGGCCAAAATGTTAGTCAGCCACGGGGAAAGTTTCTCGGGCTTGGACCCATTCGCGATCGCAGAGGACTGGGTGGACCATGATTTCACCACCGAGTCAGCTGACGAATGGTGCAGCATTGGGGTGTGGGACCCCGCCGCGGCAGCGGCATTCCGGGACGCGGACCTAACCCCCGGTCAGGTTTCCGCGGCCGCTCGGCGGCTGAATGGGCGGGGTGATAGGGATGTAATTTACGAGGTCTGCAACGGCGACCTCGATGCCTCGGTGGTGATCGAGGCGGCTAAATAGAGACCCCCGCCCCGCCCGTGCCGGGCTGGTCACCCGGCAACCTCCATCGCCGGCACGGGCACTTTGGATGCTATTCCTTACGCAATTTGCAATGGTGGCCTTGACGCCTCGGTGGTGATCGAGGCGGCTAAATAGAGACCCCCGCCCCGCCCGTGCCGGGCCGGGCTGGTCACCCGGCAACCTCCATCGAGGGTGCGACAATTTTAAAAAAAAAAAAAAAAAAATAAAAAAAATCCTGTTGACAACACGGCGATATCATGATATATATATATACAGAGCACGACAGTGGTTGTCGTGCCAAAGAATAAAAGGAGATGCAAGATGAAAGCGATTACGAGTCCGGCGGGAAAGTACGGGTTAATGGTCAAGTTCGGCGGTGAGATTTACGCTGTCGCCGCGGACTGGCGACAGGCCGCCGACGGGGTGTTGCAATACTCGGAAGAAGGGTGGATTTCGACCGGTCGCCAAGTGGCCGATTTTCGCCACTCGGCGCGGGCCGCGCTGGCGCAGTCGATTAGGGGCTGTCTCGACATGGATGGTTTCGACGACGACATCGACCTGGATTCAATTGTCGCCCGAGCCACCCGGATTGATGGGCGATAACCCAAATCAAACCGAATCCGTGCGGCCAGACTGGCCGCCGGGCTGACGCAAAAGCAGCTCGCGTCAATGCTAGGTACTCACCAGTCGGCAGTGTCCGGCTGGGAGCGTGGGCTAGCTCCGCGAGCACACCGCCTGGCCCAGATCGCAGAGATACTGGGCACTACACTTGAGCACCTTCTGGGCGGGGGAACCGCCCAGAAAAAGAAGAGAAACTAATACCAGGAGATAAAACATGGATAAGAAGTCTGCAGTACAGTCGTGGTGCGCCGGCGTTAGCAGCGGGCGATCCAGATTGCTCGCCCGGCTCCCTCGCCGCCGATTGCCCCCGCAGGTGGTAGCGGCAGCAGTAAATGCCTACGCCGGGGTCTCAGGCGAGGGGGCCGCCCGTGCCTTTTCGGATGGGCGGGTTTCCCTTGCCGTCACAGAATCGGGCCAGGTAGTCGGCGTCTTAGGGCGGCGACACATCATCACCGCCATCATGGAGAAGGATGGCGAGCAATGAAATCACAACACATATCAGAAAGAATCCGTGCGGCCAGACTGGCCGCCGGGCTGACACAGAAGCAACTGGCTGCTCGCCTCGGCACTCACCAGTCGGTAGTGGCCGGATGGGAGCGTGGCCTAGCCCCACGAGCACACCGGTTGCCCCAGATAGCTGCCGCTCTGGGGGTCACCGTGGCTGCTCTGGTCTGTGACCAGAGCGACGAGGCCAGCAATAATAAGGAGATATAATGAGCACAAAAACGGCCATGAACATCGGCCCCGACGCGAGCAACGGCGGGGCGGCCGAGATTGAGCGGTCGATCCCATATCGTGTCGAGCTGACCATCCGAGGGGAAGCGGACTTGCTCTTTCACCGCTGGAATTGCGAGGCGGTCGAGGCCAAATCCAAGGCCGCCAAGGGGTCGGCGGCCAAAAAGGTGGACAATGTCGAATCCTACGTCTACCGCAACGACCAGGGGGAGATTTGCCTACCCGGCGAGTACCTGCGGCAGGCGGTGATTGCGGCCGCCAAATTCCGGCAGGACCCAAGGTCACCGCGCAAGAGTGCACAGGATTTGGTCAAGGCGGCGGTGGTCAGCCTGACGCCGCTAGCCAGCCTGGGGGTCACAGAATGGGACTACGAGCACCGCTGCCGGGTGCAGGTGCAAAGAAACGGCGTGACACGGGTACGGCCGGCATTGCGGGCCGGATGGCAGGCATCGTTCATTTTCTTGGTCAATTTGCCCGAGTACGTCTCGCAAGAGATGCTCTTGGGGCTGTTGACCGACGCTGGTCGGCTTGTCGGCGTGGGGGACTTCAGACCGACGTATGGGCGATTCCAGGTGGTCGCCTTCACGATACTCGAGGACTGATCGTGGTGAGGCGCGGCTAGGCAGGGCGGGACTAAACAAGGCTTGGCTGGGCTGGGCGTGGCAAGGCTAGGCGTGGCGTGGTTTGGCGTGGTCAGTCTGGGTCAGGCGCGGGGGAGCGCGGCCAGGCTAGGCGGGGCGGGGGCAGGCAGGGCGAGGCAAGGCGGGGCGTGGTTCGGTCGGGCATGGCTCGGCTCGGCTGGGCTCGGCGGGGCTTGGCGAGGCGAGGCTTGGCAAGGCTCATTTGTGTCCGCTGGTCGGCGTGGGAATCCCTGCCGACATATGAGCAGCACTGGGCTGCTTAGCGATACACGAGAGCTAAGCGCGGCAAGGCTGGGCGCGGCGAGGCTAGGCATGGCATGGCTCGGCGAGGCGAGGCAAGGCTAGGCGGGGCAAGGCTGGGCGAGGCGCGGCGTGGCTGGGCACGGCTTGGCATGGTCACAGTCAGCGCGACACGGCCATCAAAAACGTGTCGCGCTAGTGTCATGTCAACTACCCCTACCCTAAAGGGCTACCTGCCGTCTCACTCGATTCGCTCGTTCGCTTGGCAGGTAGCCTTGGGCTACGCCCAAGGTAGGGGCTTCCGTGCCGCAAATCCGGTGAACTATTTCGCTCTTTTCCCACTTTTCTTAACCAAAACCCATTGACATTTTCCAAGTAAACGTTATCGTAGTCGTTCTCCACACCGTTGACGTTGACAGGTTTCAAATGCCAGCCAAAACTAAAGCTCAACAGCGAATGACTCCCAAACAGGCAGCGAAGATGCTGGGTTACAGTATTCAGCATTTTCGCCACAAGCTTCGCAAGGAAAACATCTTGACTCCTATCCGAGACCGACCCGCAGCAAGAGGCGTGAAGGTATTCGTGCTTCGCGATGAGGTCGAACTGGCAATGACGGAAGGTTTTGAGGCGGTGCAGGCATACCGGAAAAAAAAAGGTCGGCTCAAATAACAGGACGGAAACCAAACACAGGAGGGTTAATAGATGGGGATTTTCAAATCGAAAGAATGGTTGCCGATTGGTCAGATCATCGCCGAAGTGCGAGATCGGTTGATTGACGGCTGGGTTTGTCTGGTGGGGATGACCCCGAAGGGTCACAACATGCTACGCATTGTGTCGGAAGAATTGATGGTGGACACATTGCCTCACTTTTTTGGCAAAGTCTCTCAATCGTTCCTAATTGGCGATAGCAAGCAATCTTTGACTTTGTTGGCTTTGCCCCGCGATCTGGCTGCAACCCTGATCGAGGTTTTTGCGGGGGAAGAGTCAGCGTGCCGAGAGGCTTTCTCGGAGGTACTCGCAGAAAAGGAAATTCCGGCGGGTGCATTCATTGGCATCCGCTTGAGCGATGCGGAGTGGCCAGAAGAGGCCTTTCACTTGGCTTGCAAAGTGTTTGCCCTGAGTGTCCCAAACAAGTCAACACCTGCCCCTGCACCAGCCCCCCCCCCAACCCTTCAACCTTCAATGAACTAAGGAGAGTCACCATGAAAGCGAACACGAAAATCAACGCGATCTACTCAGCTATCAAGAAAGCCCCGAAAGCGGAACGGCTTGCCCTCTTGCGAATAGGCATGGGCCTTGTGTCGCGAGCCAACCAAACCAAAAAGAAATAACCACAAGCGTTTCTGGCACTGTTGTGCCAGAACAAACACAACCACAAGGCAGAACCAAAGGAGCAAGGATGTTAGTTCTAGGAAGAGCTGAAGGAGAAGAGGTCGCTATCCAAATGCGTGATGGCACGCTCGTCTGGGTGACTGTCGTGACTATCAGTCGAGGTCGAGTTCGGCTCGGTTTTCGGATGCCCGACGATGTGCGGGTTGATCGAAAAGAAGTGTACGAACGATTAGTGGGTTTGGGTGTTGTTGGGGCCAAAGCCCCAACCCAAACAAAACGAAACTAGGAGAGTAAAAAATGTCGGAGACAAAATTGACACTTGCAGAAAAATTGCAAGAGCCGTTCGACCCGAAATCTATCGGGTGGAAACCACAGACGGCACCGAAGAACGGTCGAGCATTGGCAGCAGCGTATATCGATGCACGAGACGTCATGAACCGGCTCGATGAGGTTGTTGGCCCTGAGAACTGGTCAACAACCTACGAGCTTACCCCGAACGGGGTCGTGTGTCACTTAGCGATATGTGTGGATGGCCGATGGATTACCAAGACTGATGTTGGTGCATTCAGCAAACAAGCTGAAAGTGGCGACAAGCTAAAGGCTGCGTTCAGCGATGCTCTGAAGCGTGCGGGGATTCAGTGGGGAATTGGCCGGTATCTCTACGCATTGCCGACTGCGTTCGCGGACTACGACGAAAAGAAAAAAGAATTCACGCGGGTCCCACAATTACCGAAATGGGCATTACCTTACGCTCAACAAGAAAATCGGGAAAGGGTGCCAGCAGCTCCGCCTGCTCCGATTGAGACTCCCGAACCCGAAGAGGCGGAACCTGCACCCGCACCCCGACAACGCGAGATTAAGCTAACCCTGCCAGAGGATTCCCGCAAGATTCTTCTCGATCAATTCCACGCACTCGAAAGAAGTTGGAATGCCGAGAAGACCAAGGCTTGGGCCGGAAAAATCCTCGGTCGAACTCTGCCTGCTGACATGCACATTGGCGAGTTGACCCAGCATGAAGCCGACATGCTTTTTGTTGAGTTAGATAAGTTGGCGAAATCCAAGGTAGCAAAAAAACAACCAGCGACATCAGGAGCCAAATAGCACATGGCCACAGCACCTTTCAGAGTCCTCAATTACGAGCAAGGATCACTGTCGTGGCTCGATTGGCGACGATGGGCTGTTACCGCCAGCGACGTTGCTGCGATTGCAGGTCTCTCGCCTTTTGCGACCCGCGATCAGATCATGCAGCAGAAGCTAATCGGAACGACCCCGATCAGCAATTACGCGATGGAACGAGGCACCCGACTTGAACCAGTGGCACGCGGACGGTTCGAGGGGGTGACTCGAAAAAAATTCATTCCTCTCTGTGTCGAGCATGGTGAGCAGCCGTGGATGCGAGCGTCCCTTGATGGTCTCTCGGCTGACGGCGAGATACTCGAAATCAAGGCCCCGAACTGGAAGGTGCACGAATCGGCACTGATGGGATTCGTCCCTATTTATTACATGGCTCAGGTTCAGTGGCAATTATTGGTGACGGGATTGGAGACAGCGTATTTCGTGACATTCTCGACACATCGCTCGTTTGTCCCAACTCAACAATTAGCAGTTGTTCGGGTTGGCCCCGATGCGGAATTGCAAGCACGATTGCGCGAAGCAGGGGAGGTTTTTTACACGGAATTGATGACCGAAAAATTAACATTAAATTCAAGGGAGTGAATAATGGGCAACCCCCGAGCAAAATGGACACTCAAAGAACGGAATGAGCTTTGGAAAAAAGAAGCGTTTTCCGTCCGCGAATTAGGGATTCTTTGCGGTGTTGCTTATCACACCGCGTCCGAGTGGATCAAGAGAAATGGCCTTAAAAGCTATGTGATTAGTGACAGTCGTTCGCGTTGTTTGCGAATTACTCGTGATGAGTTGGTCAGATTTTTGCGTGGTTTTGGTTTGGAGGATTGGGTTCCTCTTGAGCGTGGTCTGTTTGGTTTAACGAAACAAGCCGAAGATGCAGCAAAGATTTGGGTTCCAGCTGTGACCTTTAGTTCGCCAATGGATATTCCGAAAGTCAGACCAATAAAAGAGATGCTGATTGGCCCCACGCAAACATTGGAGTTTGCGAAATTGGTACACGATTGGTGCGAGTCTGTTGGAACTCGTGTTTTTTGGGTCGATGAGGATGACAGCTTAGGACCAAATTGGGCAAAGCGAAGAGTTACACCTGATGAACTTAAAAGTGGAGTGGAGTTCAATCTATGATCTGTCGGCATTGCAATAAAGCCAAAGTCAATCGACCTCGTGGCTTGTGTTGGAATTGTTACTACGCCGAAGGTGTGCGAGACCTCTATCCCTCGACCAGCAAATACGCACGTCGGGGAGTGCCCAATAAGTCGGGGGCAGCATTGCCCACAACTCCCACCCAAGAGCTCCCCGGAACATCAGCGAAAGTGCAGGTGTTGATCGAACGGGCTGAGAGAGGAGAGGAGTTGTTCCACGAGTTTGATGCCGGCAAAAATAGGAAGGAAGGGTTTGTGAAGGGAACAATGGAAATCTACTTGGTGTGGAGCTTGCGTTACCGCGACTACGTCCGCGACCGTGTGCCACTTGGGGAACCTGCCTTGATGTTTTGGTCGGAATCTGACGCCGAAGAGTGGGCAATGGCTCACTGGATGTGCGAACGTGCCTCCCTTATCGATCATTGTGAAATTCGGAAGTTCACAATCACGGAGGCACGTAGATGATCGAACTGAAACCGATTGAGGATTATTACAGACTCGTTCATTGGTGTGTGGCTCGCTATGGGAAAAATATCCCAAGGCGACATTGGGAGGATTTAACACAAGATTGCAATGTGCAATTAGTGAGGTGCTATCAGAATTTCAGCCTCGAAAAGAAGAGTGAATTTTCGACGTACATTATAAAAACATTGGCTTTTTATATTTGCGATTGGCACAAACGAAAGGGCTTGCAAAACGAAAATCTATCATTAGACACCAAGCATAACTGCGATTTTCAATTGAGTGATTTAGTTGCTGATCGGCCGGCGGCCGATCAAGATTGGAGCATCGATATTAATTTGTTTTTGCGATGTCTCGACAAGCAAAGTCGTTTATTTCTGTTCTTGCACAAGGGGTTGAATTATACCCTTCGTGAGATAGGGGCAATGCACGGCATGACTTGCGAACAAGTAAATCAGATCATCCAAAAAGCGATGGCTAAGGTTCACCTGCACGCAAAAAGAAATGGTTTGAAAGTAATTTGACATAACCCCCTAGTGGCGAAAGTAGCAAACGCGAGAGGTTAAGACCCTCTTTGACCTCAACAACATAGCGTATACCGTTGGGCGATTGCAGGCTTCGAGACCTGCCTAGGGGATACGAACGGGTAACTCAGTAGGTAGAGAGCGACGGCTACACCGTTGCCAATGCGTGGGTTCAACTCCCACCCCGTTCATTCCCCTAACAAGGAGAGCAGAACTAATGCAACTGACGATTGAGGCAAGCAAGCTTGCCAACACATTACAGAGGGTACAGGCGTGCGTTGCCAAACGCACTCCAATGGAGGTATATAAACGAGTCTTGTGCGAAGCTCAAGACAAACAACTCCATATCACTGGCACAGACCTTGAATCATGGATTCGAGTTTCCGTTCCAGCAATCGTTGAGGAGTGCGGAAAAGCAATCCTGCCACCGAAAGAACTTAACTCAATCGCATTGCAGACTGATGGTGATTTGAATCTTTCTGTTACCAGTGGATCGACGGCTCTAGAGTTGCGGGGCGAAGGATCGCATTATCATTTTACACTGATGAATCCTTCAGATTTTGCTCCCATTGAGGAACGGGAAGTCGACGAGTGGCTAAAGGTGACTGCTGGCGATTTGATTCGTGCATTGCGTTTAACGATTTTTTCAGTCAGTATTGAGGAAAGGAAATTTGCGATGCGTGGGCTCTTATTTGAAGCCATCAATCAGACATTGAGGGTTGTTACAACCGACTCAAAACGATTATCAATGTTCGATTGCAACCTTCGACAGCCGCGAACAACCGACAAGGTTTTTAACGCCTTGGTTAGCAGTAACTCATGCAATCTGTTGTTGCAAAATCTCTTGCGAATTGAGCCCGAATCGATCCTTCAAATTGGCATAAATTATAATTCGATTTATTTCAAAACAGACGACTCGCTCCTCGTATCGCGACTCACTGAGGGGCGTTTTCCGCCCTATCGAGATGTGGTTCCAAAACTCGCCAATCTGAATCCTGTCAAACTCAATCGCAAGGCTTTCCTTGCCTCTCTTGAACGATTACGAATGATGTGGGACGACGAATGCCGGCGCATCAGCATGAATTTCAATGGAACGCAAATTAATATGCGAATTTTGCACACACGGCTTGGGGAGGGTCAAGTTATTCACAAGTTGGAACACCCAGTCCCTTTGCCTGTTGTGATTCACTTTGATCCTGAATTTCTGCTGGAATTATTCCGTATCCAGGAATTTGGCGATAATGTGACGATGTTTTACAAAGATGCCAGCAGGTCTTCGTTGTTCGTTTCCGACCGCTATACCCACCTGATTGTACCCCTAACCTGAGAGCCACATGCAAATAACATCCCCCCAACTCGATCTCGCTCTCTCCCTGCTTCATGTGGGTATAGCCTGTATCCCGATTCGCACGGAAAAGGGACGGGAGAAAACTCCTGCCCTCAGCAAATGGAAGCAGTTCGAGCAACGGTTGCCCACCGAAGCTGAGTTACGACAGGCGTTCTCGGGTCGATCATTCGGCATTGCTGCGATCTGTGGTGCTGTGTCGATGGGGTTGGAGTGCCTCGACTTCGAGGTGGCTCACGAGTTTGGCATGTTTGCTGACGAGCTCGACCAACTCCAACCCGATTTGTTGCGACGGCTGGTGCAGGTCAAGACCCCTTCAGGGGGGTTCCACCTGTGGTATCGTTGCCCAGAAGAGTGTGGCCCCAGCACCCGATTGGCGATGCGAGATTCAACACCCGAAGAACTCGAAGCTAACCCCAAAGACAAAATCCAACTTCTCATTGAGACTCGGGGCGAGGGTGGATATGCCCTCCTTCCCGGAGGGGATCCGTTAGCACACCAGACTGGCGAACCCTATGAGTACGTCTACGGGCACATCACCAAAGTCCCGGTTCTTTCTGCCGACGAGCGTCATTTGATGCTCGACCTTGCAAGGTCGTTCAACCGAGTGGCAAGACCCGCAAAAGGCTCAACGCCCATTCGACCCAAAGCAGCCCTCGGAACGATGTCAGCGATTGACGACTTTGACAATCGGGGGTCCTGGCAGGAAATCCTTGAACCGCACGGCTGGACTTTATCGTCCGGCGATTGGGAGTTTGGACGGCTCACTCGACCCGGAAAGGATCGGGGAGTTAGTGCCACCGTTGGTTATTGTCGATCTTCTGCAGGGGATTCTCTCCTGCATGTGTTCACCACTGGCTCTTCCATGGAACCCGGAACCTATGGCAAGTTCCGGGCTCTTGGAATCCTCAACTACGCGGGTAATTTTTCGGAGACCGTGAAGGCCCTCGGGCAGCAAGGTTACGGCACACCGGTTACACCTCGAGCGCAAGGTTCGGTTGGGCAACAGGCCCAACTTCAAGCCACAACACAAGCCCAAAATAAAGAACAAAAGCCCGACGAGCCAACGAAACTGCCTTGGGAAATACCCCCACAAAAGGGGGAGCGACCCCGAAAAATCGTCAATGCGGTCGATCTGATGCGCAAAGAGTTTGTGCCAGTCCCCTACACGGTGGATGGCATTCTCTCGCAGGGATTGAACTTGATCGGGGGCAAACCCAAAGCCGGTAAGTCTTGGTTTGCTTTGCAACTCGCGTGGGCGGTTGCAGGTGGCTACGAGATGAGTGGGCGAAAAGTCCGCAGCGGTTCGGTTCTCTACCTTGCGCTCGAGGATACCGAGCCCCGCCTCCAATCTCGAATGAAACTTCTCCGAACTGCGACGGGTTGGGACTTTCCCTGCAAACTCGACATTGCGACCGTCTGGCCCCGATGCGATGACTCGGGCCTGTATTATATTTGCGAGTGGCTCGAAGCAAGGAAGAACGATGCTGTTCTCGTCATCGTGGACACCCTGCAAAAATTCCGTAAACCAATCAAGGGCCAAACCAACAACTATGCCGACGACTACGAGGCATTGGAAGGCCTTAAAGGTCTGTGTGATCTCTACGGTGTGACCGCCCTCGTCATGCACCACACGAGAAAATTGAAAGCTGAGGACCCGTTCGAGGAGCTTTCCGGAACTCAGGGGCTTGCCGGAGCTGCCGACGGACTCGGGGTGCTGGACAGGGATCGCAGCAACGCAACTGGACGGCTGTACATCACCGGTCGGGATCAAGGCGATAGCACAACCCCGTTGATTTTTTCCGGTGACTCGGGCCTATGGACACTGGGTGAGACAACCGAAGGGATCGACACCGAGGGGAGAGCGGTTCAACCGGACAAGGGGCCCAACAAGGTTGAACAGTGCATTATGTGGATGCGTGAATTCCTGCGTGAGTTCGCATACCCTTCAGCCGAGTTCAAAGCAGCAGCACAAGCGGCTGGCTTTGGTTGGGGCACCATCAAAGAGGCCCAGTCAGCAACCGGAGAACAAGGCTCAAAAGAATTTAAGGCCCACAACTTTGGTTCGCGAGCTGAAAACGATTGGTGGATTGGCAAATACTACGCCCCCGGAACCCGTCCGCACAACTGGATTCGGCGACCCCCGTCAACGAGCAGCAACGCTACAGCGACAAGGGGGAATAGCGACGAACAGCAAAAGACAGATGACTGGGTTCCCGATGAAATGTGATTTTTCAAAACGACCATACCTGTCATACCAGTCAAGGGAAATTCGAGAAATATAAGGGTTTCATGACAGGTATGGTAAAAAATCCAGACCATACCTGTCATACCAGTCTAGCGGTTTTCAAAACGACCATACCTGTCATGACAGGTATGACAGGTATGGTAAAAAAATCCAGACCATACCAGTCATGAAACGCTTGTTTTTACGGGGTTTGGTTAGACTGGTATGACAGGTATGGTCGTTTTCGAGGGGTGCGATTTGTGGGAATGAGTGCAACCGAGGAAGAAATTGTGCGATGGGTGGAAACCGGTCGGGTGGAGTATGCTGCTGTCCGCGATCTCCTTTCGCTCTCAGCTCAATCGCGTTTGCAATCCCTCGGGTTTGCTGGGCCTATTCCTGCTCTCCCAGTAACCTCTACTGAAGTCTCTAAGTTACTTAAAGCGCCGAAGCCTATCAAATTTGGAAAATGCCGATCCGGATTTGGTGTCACTTTCGAGGCCCCCATCAAGTTGGTTTCCGAGGCCAACACTCACGACGGGCTCAAAGCCGAACTCCGTCGTAAAGCTTCCGTGAAACGAGCAATGCACCGAGTGCTCACGTTGATCCCTCGGGTTATTGCTCTCCCATGCACGGTAACGATGGTTCGCTTTGGGCCCAAGGAATTGGATAGCGACAACCTCGACAACGCTTTCAAGGCAGTACGGGATATGATCGCCGAATGGGTAGGTGTTGACGATGCCGACAAGCGATACACGTGGCAGTTCCATCAAAAGCCAGGCAAGGCTTACAAGGTGCGGGTCACGATTTGGAGCGGTGCATGATTGTGAGAAGTTGACAAGCGCTGTGTTGAGAATAACGCAGAAAAGCAAATCCAGCAGTGATAGCAGCAACGCTGGCTTAAGATAACAAAGAGGACAATATGAGCAATAAGCCGTTGCAGTCGCCATTCCCTTACTTTGGCGGCAAGAGCCGTATCGCGAGCTTGGTTTGGGAGCGATTCGGCGACGTGCGGAACTATGTCGAGCCGTTTTTCGGCTCGGGGGCGGTATTGTTGGGCCGTCCCCACTGGCCATTCCAAGACACGCGAATCGAAACGGTAAACGATCTGAATGGGATGGTCGCCAACTTCTGGCGAGCACTGAGCCGATCGCCTGACGAGGTGGCATACTACGCTGACTGGCCGGTCAATGAATGCGACTTGCACGCTCGACATCAATGGCTGATCACTGAGGGTCTGGGACATGTTGAGCGGCTAAAAACCGACCCGGATTACTACGACCCGAAGATCGCCGGATGGTGGGTGTGGGGGATTTGCCAATGGATCGGCTCCGACTGGTGCAAAAAGGCTCATAA